AAAGTCCCGGAATCGGGCGAATTCAAGCGCGGGAAGCTCGTCGAAGGGAAAGAGGTGTGGCAGCTGTCGACCTACGGCAAGATCATCGGCATCACGCGCCAGGCGATCATCAACGACGATCTCGGCGCCTTCACGCGCACGCCCTTCCTGCTCGGCCAGGAAGTGGCGATGCTCGAGGCCGACACCGTCATCGGCATCATCACGGCCAACGGCAATCTGTCCGACGGCCATCCGCTGTTCGACGCGACCTATCACAAGAACGTGGTCGGCAGCGGATCCACGATCGGGATCGAAGGGCTGAGCGCCTGCCGTGTGCTGATGATGACGCAGACGAGCCCGGGCGGGAAGCCGCTGAACATCACCCCGAAGTTTCTGCTGGCGCCGGCCGCCCTCGGGCAGCTGGCGGAACAGTACACGTCGCCGAATTACCAGGCCACGCAGCCCTCGAACATCAATCCGATGGCCGGGCGGCTGACGCCGATCATCGAGGCGCGGCTCGACGCGGTGGACGACGATGCCTGGTATCTGTTCGGCGATCCCAATTCGCCCAACGGAACGGTGCTCATCTACGCCTACCTGGAAGGCCAGGAAGGCCCCTACACCGAAAACCGCCAGGGCTTCGACGTCGACGGGGTCGAGATCAAGATCAGGCACGATTTCGCGGCAGCGGCCGTCGACTACCGCGGCGCGGTCAAGAATCCAGGAGCCTGAGGTTAAACCGGCCGATCCGGGGCGGCGGTTCGATAGCCGTCCCGGAGCGCGCCGGCGTCGCGCCCCCTTGCGGGGGAGTGGCTTGAAACGAAACCGACATAACCGTTCAGCAAGGAGAGAATCAAATGGCTCAGAATTACGTGCAGCCCGGGAAATACATCAACGCGGCAGCCAGCCATCCGGCCGCGCCGGCCTCCGGTGATCCGGTACGGGTGGGAACGATCGCGGGCGTCGCAATCACCGCGGAGGGCGCCGGCGGAAACGCCGCCGGCGAGACGACGATCGCGACCGAAGGCGTATTCAATCTCGCGGTCAAGGCCGTGGACGGGACCGGCGACAGCGCGGTCGCCCCGGGTGACAAGATCTATTATGTGGACGCCGACACGCCGGTCCTGAGCAAGAAGGCCAGCGGCGCCCTGTTCGGCAAGGCGCTCGGCGCTGTGGCCGAAGGCGAAACGGCGACGATCCCTGTACTTCTGATTCAGGCCTGACCCGGCGCGCCGATGAGCTTCGATCCCGGCATCGTGAACAAAGCCTGCCTGGATGCGTTCGGGCAGGCTTTCACCTTCACGCCGGCAGCGACCGGCGACCCGCAGGCGATCACTGCCATCCTGGTGGATTCTGGGATCGAACCCGAAGAATCCCCGCCGGCCGACGGCAGCACTTACGCGCAGCTGTGGCTCGAGAGCGTAAGCATCAATCCGCGGCCGGAAAAGGGGGACGAGATCGCGAGCGGCACGACCGTCTACAAGATCGTGCGCATCGAGGAGGATGCCGGCAAGGGGCTCAGGATGCTCCTGCGGCAGGACCGGACGATCTGATGGCAGGGAGCGTGCGCATCTGGCAGAAGCGCCGGCTGCGGCTCGATCTGCTGACCTTCCGCCAGCGGGACATGGTCGCGATCGGAGCCGCCGGCTTGCTGTCGGTAAAGAAGCGCCTTCGCGAAGCGCGCGGCCCGGCAGATGGGCCCGCCAAGCCCCTCTCGAAGCGCTACGCAATTTACAAGAGCAAACGGCATAGAGGCAATCGCCGCGATCTTTGGCTCACGGGCAAGATGCTCGCAAATCTTCAGCTCAGGACCGTGCGGGACAATTCCGCCCGGGCGGGGCTGACCTCGCGCAAGGAGCGCACAAAAGGCCTTGCGAACCAGAGAATAGAGCCATGGCTCGTCTTCTCCCCGGCGAACCGCCGGGCGGTTTTCGAGAAGGCGCGCCAGGTCTTCCTTGAAGCCAAAAAGCGCCTGGTTCTATGGGGGCGAATTGATTAACCCGGCCGAAATCGTCGACGCGCTCGTCGACCTGCTCAGGGACATCCCCGACCTGGTGGAAGCAGTCGGGGACGATCCCGAGCGGATCTTCGCCTATCACGACCGCTACCCGAAAAACGTCAGCCTCGATAAGGCCAGATACGAGCTGCCCTCACCGGGCATCATGGTCGCCTATCAAGGGACGGCTCCGGGCAGCTTCGGAGGTTTCGAAGTCTGGCGGCACGAAATCTCGCTCACACTTCGGGCCGCGGAAGAACCCGACAAGGGGGAGCCGCCCGCCGGCTACTACCAGCTTTTCAGGCTGATCGTCAAGGGAATCCCGGCAGGCAAAGGCGTGCCCATGAACAACCTGACCGTTCATCCTTCGTGCCATCCGATGGACACGCCAACGATGCGCCGGCAGACGGACGCAGCAGGTATCGACTATTTCGAGGTTTTACTGTCTTTTACAGAGATTGGAGATGATTAAATGCCAGCCAATATCAGAGAGATTCTGATTGCCTTCGGGAAGTGTAAACAGGACGACATCGGGACGGCGAACACGGAGGCCGGCATCTGGCGGCTGAACAAGCTCAATACGAGTTTCGCCGCTCCGAAGCTCAACACGGAAAACGATGCCGCGGAACTCGGCAAGGGTCACGAGTTCGCCACGCAGGTATTCAAGACCTCGTGGGACGTCAACGGCCAGATCGAGAAGTATCTCAGTTCGGATTTCGCGGCCTGGGTCATGGCCTTCAGCCTCGGTAAGGTCGTGAAATCCGGGTCGGAGCCGAACTTCATCTACACCTGCAGGCCGCTGGATCCGGTGACGGACGGCATCGAGCTGCCCTATTTCAGTTTCATCGAGCAGATCCGGCCGGGTGAAAACGCCGTCATCGATCACATGGCCGTGGGCTGCGCGATCGAGGACTGGACGCTCGCGGTGGCGAGCGGCCCCGGCCGCGCCAACTCCAAGCTCACGGCCAATTTCGTGGGTTCCGGGAAGCATGTCGAGCCTTCCGGGATCACAATGCCGGCGGCCACGGCCGAAAAGCTGCTTCCGAGCGCTTCGCTTCAGTGCACCATCAACGGCGTCGATTATGTCACGAGCAAGAACATCGTCTCGCTCGAGGCCTCCTGGAAGAACAACCTGCGGCTCGATGCCGGTTTCTTCCCGGGATCCGGGTTCCAGGAGCCCGGCGAAGGGGATTCGGGCGCCGTCCGCGGGCGGTTGGAAATCGGCGACCGCGAGGCGGCTCTCAGCTTCGTCGCGCGCTTCGAGCACGGCTCGACGGAACTGACGAAGCTCAAGGAGCTGACCGAAGGGACCGCCGTCATCCAGCTCATCTACGACAGCAACAACAATCTGACGCTGACGTACCACCGCGTCATCTTTTCCGTCGTGGAACTGGGCGAAACGGACGGGCTCGTGACGGTAGCCGTGACCTGCCAGCCCCTTTATGACTCGACCAACGGGCTCATGACGGCCGTTGCCAAGTGCAACACCGACGGCATAGCCCAGGCCGAAGCATAGGAGGTGGCATCATGGAAGCATTCGATGCCGGCCGCCAGATAGTCTTCAAAATCCAATCTCCGGAGGGTGCGAAAGCGGTGCGGCTGCGGTTTCCCACCGACGAAGAATGGATCGAGCGCCAGCGCCGGCGCAAGATCATCATCAAGCAGCTCGGCCGGGGGATGTCGGAAACCATTGTGCCGGATTCGGAGGAGGCGGACGCCGAGCTCGTCGCCAGGCTGCGCCGCGACGACGACGGGCCCGAAATCGATGGTTTCGAAGCAACCCGCATCCTGGAGGAATTGAGCCGGGCCGAGGTGGACGACGTGGTTGCCGAAGGTGGAGATTTCCGCGTGACGCTGCGCGTGCCCGGGGCGATGACGGCGCACACCCTGCGCATGCCGACGGCGAAGGAGATCATCCAGTACCGCAGGGCGTTCGCTCGCATCGTGGATTTACCCTTCAACAAGCAACAGCTTTCGATCAATCTGGAAGCGGCGGCGGATCTTTACAAGAAGCTTTGCAAGGAAACCGCAGGATATTCGGGCGCCGTCCCGGTCATCCATCAGGCGGTTGCCGTGAAAGCCGCGATCGACGCCCTGGAATCCGGTCTGGGGGTGGCCGAGCCGGAAAATTTTTAGCCGGCGAATGGCCCGAGAATGCCTCGCTCCGCTTCTTGGTCTATTGGGCCCTGCGGCGCGACAGGCTCTGCGATCCGAATCTGTGCGCCGACTCTCCCGGCAACGGCGAGCGCTGCGCGCGTTGCCCGCTCGACCGGCTTGACGCGGCGCAAAGCTCCGGAGCGGGCCAATTGCTCCGCCGCGCCCTGGATCTGAGGGCCATGCTCAAAGTCGGCATCCGATTCTCCCTCGAGGACATCGCGGCCGACGAGCTCTATGCCATGCTCGTCATCGAAGAGGAACAGAACCGCTACGATAACGAACGGGCGCAGGAGCGCTGATGGCCGACAATAAGCTCGAGCTCATCATCGACGTGGACGCAGGCCGCGGCAACGCCGCGATCAAGGGCGTCAACAAGAACCTCTCGGAGCTCGAGAAGCAGGCGGTATCCTCGTCGAAACGGGCCTCGAGCGGCATCGATGGCATGACGCTTTCGCTGACCAAGGGAGTCCTTGCCGGCAATGCTCTCTACGACATGGCAAAAAAGGCCTTGGGCATGCTCAAGCAGTTCACGCTCGGAGCCATTGAGGCCCAGGCGGAAATGGGCAAGACAGCCGAGAAGATCGGCCTGAACGTAAAGGAATTCTCCGCCTTCAGCCATGTCGCCAAGCTCACCGGCCTTGATGCAGAGACGCTTTCGCGAGCGGTGGGCCTTCTCTCGAAGAACATGCTGGCGGCGGCGCAGGGATCCAAGGAGCAGCGGAAGCATTTTGCCTCGTTGGGCATCGAATACCAGAATGCCAACAAAACCCTGCGCTCCAATGTCTCTGTTCTCGAGGACGTCGCCGACAGGTTCAAGGGAATGCAGGACGGGGCCGCGAAGACCGCACTGGCCCTCCAGCTCTTCGGACGCTCCGGCAAGGAACTCATACCCATGCTGAACAAGGGCGGCGAGGGGATCCGCGCCATGATGGAGGAGGCGGACGCCTTCGGGCTTGTGATTGACAAGGACGCCGCGAATGCGGCCCGGAGGTTCAAGATGAACCTGGCAGAACTGAGGGGCGCGGTCGAGGGCCTGTCCTTCAAAGTCGCCCAGGAACTCCTCCCCAGTCTGATCCGGCTCACGAGCCAGGCGCTCCAGTGGGCGAAAGATGGCGGCTTCCAGAAGCTGGCTGGTCACATACGCGACGTGGCCGAATGGGTGAAAAACCTCGGGATGTGGATTGCGAGTTATGCCCTCGTGAGCGGCCTTCTCAGGGCGGCGGCGGCCGTGCGCGAGCTTGCCGTAGGAATCGGGACGCTCAATGCGGCCATGGTGGCCAATCCCTGGGGTCTGGCGGCGATCGGCATCGCGACCTTCGGATATGCCCTCTGGAAGGAGTACGACAAGATCAAGCAAACGAGGCGCGAACTCGAGGGGCTCAACAGGCAGGCCGAAATCCTCGCGCAATTCAAGGCCGGCCGAAAGCTCGAAGAATTGAAGAAGGCGGGCTTCACCGAAGAGGAAATACGGTTCGCGATCGCCCCGGGCTTCAAGCCGGGCGAAATCGAATTCCCTGCGGCGAAATTCAAGGTCAAGGGGTTCGAGGAATTGACCGCCCAGGGCTTCGAGATCCCCGACGAGGAGGCGGAAAAGATTCAGAAGTTCATCAATGAAGCAACCAGGGCCGCGCGCGATTTCCGCCGCTCAGCCGAGGAGGCCCTGGCCGGGCCGGCCGCCAAAGAGATCATGGAGGTCCAAAAGGAGATCGAGAAATTGACGACTTTCATGGACGAGCGCGGGCTGGAGAGGCAGGTGCAATTGAGCGCCGCGGCGCGCGAGGACATCGAAAGAGCCCTGCAACTGAAGATCCAAGCGCTCCAGAAGGAGAGCGTCAGGCAGATCGTCAAGGATTACGAAGAAGCTGCCCGCAGGCGTTGGGAGGCGGACGTCGAGTATTACCGGCAGAGGCTGGACTACGAGGAGCGGCTCGCCGACCAGCAGCAAGAGAACGTCCGGCAACTTCTGTCCTACGAGGAGGAGCGCGCGGCAACGAGGCGCGAAGCGGCTTTGCGCCGGCTCGAGATGATCGAGCCCGAGACGCTCGAGGACAAGATCGCCCTGGAGGCCCGGAAGGCCGAAGTCGAAGTCCAATATCTGCGGCAGATCCATGATGTAAAAACGGCGCTGTTCGACTCCGAGACGCGGATGCTCGTCTACCAGTTCGAGCTGCAGCGCGACCTGTTGGCGGCCGCGGGCCAGAATGTGGATAGGATCAACGTCATGATCGCCGAGATCAAGGGGCAGCGGGAGGAGATCCGCGGGCAGCTCGACGAGCAGACGGAGGCGGCGGTCACGGCAGCCCGAGAGAACGCGGCCATCCGCCAGGGCCAGATCATCCGCGACGAGCAGCGCCGCATCTTCGATTCGCTGAAGCGCCAGGCTGAAGGCGTATTCGACGCGCTGGTCACAAGATCGCAATCGGTCTTTTCCGCGATCGCAAATGCCTTCAAGACTGCGATGCTTACTGCCATCAAGGAAGTGGTGACGTCGCATGTCGCACGGCTCCTGATGCAGCTGTTCGGGGGGCTGCGCATCCCTGTGGCGGGCGGCGCTCCGGCAGGCTCCGGCACAATGGGCGGCATCTTCGGAGGCGTCGCTCCGATTCTCGTGGCCGGGGGAGCCGGCGGGGGCGGTATCGCGGTCCCGGGAGCCGGCACGGCTCCATTTGTCCCGGCAGCCGGCGGGGGCGGCACAGGCATCGGCGGCTTCTTGAATTTCGGCGGCCTGAAGGAGTTTCTCGGCTTCGGCGGGGGCGTCCAGTACGCTCCCGGCCATGCCGCGACCTGGGCGGCATCGAGCTTCGGACAGAAGCTCTCGGCGCTTGGCCGTTCGAACGCGGCCTTGGTCGGAGGGGCGACGCTGGCCCTCATGGGACTCCAACGCGGCGGCATCTCCGGCCTGGCCATGACGACGGCCGGCGGCGCACTCATCGGCTTCAAATACGGCGGTCCCGTCGGCGCGGCTATCGGCGCCGGCATCGGGGCTGCCGCGGGCATCGTCCGCTTGTTCAAAAAGAGCGCTGAAGAGAAAGCACGCGAGAAGATCCGGGCGACTTACGGCGTCGAGATCAAGGACAAGGGCGTACTCAGGCAGATCGTCGAGATGGCCAGGCAGGGCTTCGGCGGCAATCTCGACATGGCGATCCGGAGCCAGCAGGTCCGCGATCTCGTCGAGCTTTACGCGATGACGACGGGCCAGAGTACGGCACGCTTTCCGGCAAAGCTTGCGCCGGTATCGCTGGTCCAGGCCGGCGGATCCTTATTCCAGCAATCCGCATTGCCCGGCACCGGCCTCCAGGGGATGGGGGCGGCTGCTGCTGCGCCGACGGTCATCAATATCACGGTGCCCGGAGCCAAGGAATTCTTCGAAAAAGAAACCGTCCGCGTAGTGATCGAGAACCCGCGCGCGGTTCAAAGCGCGGTCGTTCAGGCGGCGAAGGGCAACTATAACCGACGCGAGCTCGCAGGCTTGCAGCTCAGCCCCGGCACGCTCACGAGCTGATTATGCCAGGATCGGTGCAGAACGCGGCTCCTCAAACGGTCCTTCCTTGGAGCCTTTCGAAGGCCTTCGGCCATTCGCGCGAGTACGCCGTCGTCGACAACGAATATCGCAACGGGGAATCGCAGCGCGGACGGCTGACAGTAACGAGCCGCAAGCGCTGGACCATTGCGAAACGGCTGACCCCGGCGCAGCTTGAGCAATTCAGGGAATTCTTCGAGGCACGCAAAGGGCCCCAGGAGCCCTTCTATTTCTACGATCCGTGGGATACCAGCCCGAAGTTTTCGTACGATCCCACCGGCAACAGTCCGGTCGGGCGCTATACGGTGCGCTTCGACTGCTCGTGGAGCCAGATCGTCGGCATGGGCCGCGCCGACGTGGAGATCTCGCTCGTCGAACTGGCGTAATTATCCATGCCCGACTACATCGGCAATATTGAAGTCCCGGAGATCGTTCCGAGCGGCGTCTTCCCGATCGTCCCCGACTATGGATACGGTCATGCCCTTGAACCGCAGATCGCGATTCACCGGTTCGGCAGTGCAAACGCGAAGATCGAACAGCGCTTCCTGCTCGGGACGGGGGCCAGGAGATTCATCGTCCGGCGCTCCCAGATGCGCGAATCCGACCGCGTTGCCCTCAGGGATTTCTGGGAGACGAAATACGGCCCTTACGGCGCCTTTACCTACAATGCGCCCAACGACGACGGAAACGGCACCACGCCTTTCGTCTGCCGCTTTGCCAACGAACCGCTCTCCTGGGAATTCCTGTGCGATGCGATTTCCTCGGTCGGTATCACGCTCATCGAGATTCCAGGCTCCTCTCCCAGCTACGATCTCAACCAGACCGTCACGCGCTTCCCCTCGCCGGCGCTCAAAGAAGCCCTTCTTTCACAAATCCAAGAGATCATTCCGCTCGTCAAGATCCAGGTGCGGGAGGCCGGCTATCCGGCCATTTATGTCTCGGATCGCCGCTGCACGGTCGGCGGGCAGCTGTATCTGGCGCGCCTCTTGGAGTTCGACGGTATCGCGCAGTCCATCGGCAGCGAGTGCGATGAGGCGCAGTTCATCTTGGGCAACGCGGACCGCGTCATGCGCGATCTTGCGAACGACACGGACCTCCTGCGGGCCGCGCTCGAGTTCAGCCTGTTTCATGTCGGAACCGGCATCAAGCTGGATCTGTGGAAAGGAGAGATCGTCGACTGGAAATTCGACGACGGTCCCGAATTCCGCGTCACGGCGGCCGACGGGATTTACGAGCTCAACCTGCCGTACCCGACGCGCAAGGTCTCGCGCCGGTGCTGGAAATGCTTCGACGACGCCGCAAGCTGCCCCTTCACTTCCGAAAGCACTGGGATGGACTATGAGCATTTCCCCAACGCAGATCCGGAGACGTGCGACAAGGGCTATGAGACCGAAAACGGATGCCTTGCACACGGCATGAAGCGCTATTTCGGCGGCATCCTGGCCGAACCGCAGGCGGTCCGTATCAAGGACAATTCCACCGGTGTCTGGGGATTCGGGCGCTCGACGATCACGAGCGTTTCGCTCGTCGCCGAATCCGTCTACGACCAGGTGATCCCGGAGATCTATACCGACGGCCCCATGCCCGTGAACTGCAAGATTGCCGCCGGCCGGGAAGAAAGCGATTTCTATGACGCCCTCGGAATCGTCGGCGAGGGTCCGCTGGTCTTCGGCTCGGGACACAAGCTCGACGGCCAGTATCATCACGGATATCCCGGCCTGGCGGGCCTTCGCTACGCCCAGGGATTCGATCCGGCGCTCGCGGGCGACTTCTTCAGTCTGGGCGAGCTCGGAGACAAGACCGGGGGAGACTGGCGCAAAGTCTATTACGGCGGCGGCACTTACAAGGACAATTTCGCCGCCGGCACGGCATTTCTCGAATTGAGGCGGAAGGACGAAAAGGGGCTCCAGCTGACGCAAGTGAGCGGCCACGAGATGCAGGCGGTCGTGGCGAGCGGCCTGCACGGATGGGTATGGTCCGCGCCCGGTGTGCGATCGCAACAGGTTCTGAGCAATCCGGTCTGGATCGCGGTCAATATGCTGCTGCGTGCGCGCGGGCTCCGTTTCGCGGATGCCGCGACGGCCGAGCAGTACTTCGACGTGGGCGCGGCCATTGCCGCCGCGGCGATCTGCAATGAGTCGGTCGAAAAGCTCGTGGGAAGCGGCTACGAGACGCAGTTCAAGTTCCGGGGCGTGATCCAGGAGGAGAAACCGCTCCGGGACTGGATCCAGGAAATCCTGATGAACTGCCTCGGCTACTTCACATTCGCCTTCGGCAAGCTCAAAATCGGCATCCGCGCGAATTCCTCCGCAGTCGAGGCCTTCACCGAGGGCAACATCATCTTCCAGAGCCTCGAGCTCGCCGCGCTCAAACCCTCGTTCAATCATCTTACCGCCAATTTCGCGGACGAGGATTTCGACTTCGTCGCCAACGCCGTGACGCTCTATGACATCGATCACGCCGGGCTGATCGGCGGTGCCACAGCGCCGCTCTTTCTCAAGTCGAACGTCAATCTCTCGGGCACCTCGAGCAAAAGTCAGGCCGCGCGGATCATCACCGCGCGCCTGCGCGAGGAGCTGGGCGGAATCACGCCGGCCCAATGGAAGGCCGCGCGGCAGATATCATTCCGGACCACGGTTCTGGCCCTCAACACCGAGCCCGGCATGGTCTGCTCGATGACGCACCCGAGCATGCCGGACGGCAGCGGCGAATTCCGCGTCACCAGCTGGCGACTCAACAAGGATTATTCGATCGAC